CTTGTAAATGAATATTATTTTGTCCTTGAACCATTCCAGAAACGTTGGCTAATTTTTTTTTTGGTTGGTATGCTAGTCCATCATCCACACTAAATTCTAATATACTATTTACGACATCAGTTTGATAATAAAATATTACGAGGGCACATACCAAGATTCCATATAATTTACTTATAGTACTATAAAATACGATAAGCAAAATCGCACATAATCTACCTAAATAGGTATGACTAAATAAAACCATTTCATCCGAGTATAAAATGATTATTAAAATGAAAAAAATAGGTATTAATTTAGCAAACTTCTGGGCGAGACTTGATTTTTTCATTTATTTTTGATGATATCTGAATAAATAAATATATGTAAATAAATATTTCTACTATACTATGCAAATATTTTTTGTATTTGATTGTACGAAAAGTTGTCCAAATAATTATCTGTCTATTTTTTAAAGTATTCAAATAAAATTAATTTCACCGACGCTCTAAATTAAATGTCATTAATAACATCGGCATCGCCGTGGACAAATGATGATGGCGGCAATCAAAAAAAAAGAGTCCCTACAATGCGAAAAACAATTCAAAAAATACCACCTTCTGTACAGACAAATATAGAATCGAGTGAATACGTTTCGCAAGAACAGAATTACCAAGATTCTATCGGGAAATCATCTGAAGCGGTACAAGAAAACCAAGAAATGCGCAATACCCGTGTAAATCAATTAATAAATCAATTGTCTCTATCCGAAAATGATGGGAACAAATTAGCCGATTTTACACCTATTACAAATCCGTCTTTACATCATAAAGGCGATGATCTCGATAGTAGTCGAGAAGCCGATAGTCCTATTATCGGCCAAACGAATCCATTGAGTATGCCTCCTCCTCAAATTCAACGTTTATCTTCTGGCACAAATTATTCCGCAAATGGTTCGGATTTAGGAAATTATGGCAATTATAAGCGAATTTATGAAAACTCGAATCCTGTTATGCGTGTAAATAATCATTTTTCGAAAAACGGTTCCATTGGTGGGTTGTCCGATGACAAAATAATGGAAAAAATCAATTATATGATTCATATGTTAGAAGCCCAGCAAAGTGAAAAAACGAACAATATTACAGAAGAATTCATTTTATACACTTTTTTAGGGGTGTTTATTATTTTTATTGTAGATTCTTTCACTCGAGCAGGAAAATATATTCGATAATTGTTTTGTTCTGTTTTTCGTGTTTTTTTTTCATAAAATTGATATTCTTTTTTTATTTTATGAATATGATATCTCTCCCCCCCAAAGCTTATGTAATAATAATAATAATAATAATAAAATGTCGAATTTTGATGTAAATGAAATCGCGGATGTTGCTCGAAGACTCGAGCGCGATTTTGACGGTGCAGTCGGCGATGATTCGGTAATGGTGACGATTGATCTGAATGACGATGATGATGTATCATTAAACGATGATGACGACGTATCATTAAATGACGACGATGATGAATCGTTGAACGACGATGAAATATTAATCGACGGACAAGTTTATAAAAAAAATTGTAAACCCAATTGCGATTGCAGCGAATTGACCGCCGATCCTATATTCCCATTACCAAATGGAGTTGTTCTTGAATGCCCTATCTGTTTTGATTCCATTGAAATGATTAATATGACAGTCACCCGATGTGGACACACATTTCACGCATCTTGCGCATTTAATGCAGTCGAACGTAATATTTGCTGCCCGATGTGTCGCACTCAATTGATGAATTTTGAAGAAGACGACTCCGATGACGAGGATATCACCGATGATGAGGATGATGAGGACGACGACGATAATAGTGAAGAAGAAACCATAGAAGAAACCATACTTACAGTTGAAGAGATATCGGCTAAATTGATAAATATGGGTTATACCATTGGAGATATTTTACGTCTATACATTGGTAGTAAATTTGATTCCGCTAATTACAATGAAGAAAAGGTTGAAAAAATTAACGATGATCTCGATAATATCATGGATGGCAAAATTAAATTATCTCATCGCGATACTCGGTCATACGCACAAGTATTACAGAGTAATATACAAACTCGTTCGACTACGTCTACTGAGTTCACTCGCTCACCTTCGCCCAACGTTCCTTATGGCTCCGGCTCGCTCCAAAATAATTTGTAAATAAATATTTTGTTATTAAAAGGTATGTTAGAAACAAAATAAAAAACACACAAAAACATAAAAAAACAAAAAATAAAAAAAACACAAAAAAATAAAAACACAAAAAAAGAAATAAAACCTCTTTTTTATTGCAAAAACAAACATTGGTCTCGCGCTAATGGCATATTTGGAACAACCATATTATAAATATAATATGCCGCTCGGTTTTGGAAAATCGGTGTATATTTCCATCGCCATTTTTCCAAGATTCGACCATTGTGTCCAGTATCGTCAAATAATATCATTTTATAAAGCGTTTGCTTCAAATCCATTATTCCTCGCAATGCGTGCAAAAAACCGGCGAAAAACAATCCATTCGCTTTTCCTTGCGATTCCGTGTTCGAAATACTCGCTACGCATTCTAATAATTTCCCCCCTTCTACGTCTTCATATTCTATCTTGGTATCCTTTAAAAAATATATGCCAAATATAATATTTTCACGTCTTAATGCATAAACAAACAATTGGTTCTGGTTAATGAGCGCGGTAAGCGATCCGATATCGGGGATTGCACACGCACTAAATAATGGAGTAGATGTTGGTGGGTGAGAGATTTCATACAAAAAATCGGTCAAAATACCAAGATTTTCCTTAAAAATGCGCACAACAACGAAATGTTTGGGCAATCTTGGTATTTTCACGTTTCGGAGATAGAATGTATATGTTTTAAACTCGGTTAATGGAACGATTCCTTGACATAAATCTTCCTCTTTTTTAAAGAGAGATACCAAGATTTCCGGATTTTTAATGCGTTGATAATATTCGTGGGTTTGTATCAAATTTCGACTATATTTTTTATCGCGGTGGTCTCGATGTACACAAATATGATCAAAAAAATAGGCAGGTATTTCATTCATCGTATATTTCGCCTCTGTATTTTCAACGTATTTCTTGTATAAAAATAACCGCACTGGTCGGGAGGATATACAACCAATCGGCTTGGTAATCGGTTGGATCGAGATGTAGCAGTTAGGTGTAGGCGAGCGACTTAACTCCGGAGACAAGCCTGGCATTGTCTCCGGAGTTTGGATAATTGTTCCTGACGATGCATCAACGACTGTATATTGAGGTTCGTTATAAAACGATATATAGGCTGAATTATTATGACCCGTCATATATGGATGAATAGTATCCGTAGTTGCAGTCATCATTATTCGTTCTGATGAAATATAATGACACTGCAGTAAATCTACAAATTGATCGCGTTGTTCCAAGGTTAATTCGGAATATGGAAATGTTCGTATTTTGTTTATATCGCAAAATTTGGTTTTTATTGGAAATCCGTGTTGAATTAGAAACGGATTTTGCGTATAGTATCGCCAAAAATCGTACGTATGAAAAACCGGTTGCACGTTCCAAAATGGATAATTTATTTTGATATATGCAAATAATCCGACAATTATAAATATAACGACTAAATATATGTATTCGTACATTGAATGAATAAAATATCGTTTATGTTTCGTTTATATCTCGCTTAAAATGCAGTTTTGTATAATAATTTATATCATTATATTATACAAAATGGTACGCTGTTTACACTGGTCGTTCTAACATATAAATATACTGAAACTCGTCGCCGATTGCAGTCTCTAAATTGAACTGCCCGTGGACAATAAACCCGCAATTCTGCGCAATTCGCAAAATATCGTCTATATCTTCCATATAAAGCGTTAATTCATTTTGACGCACTTTATTGGTCGCCGTATCCGTAAACGTTTCTTTCAAAACGGTTTGTTTGTTTTCTAAGAATTGATACGACGCTTTGTACTGAAAATCGATGAAATCTATAATGGTATCTGTTATGCGTTTTTTGGCATATTTTTGCGGCGAGTTGAACAAGGGCGGTTTTCCAGCCGGAATAATCGTATCGAATTTTTGTCTATCCACTAAATGTAATATTAAATACCCGCTCGGTATTAACCAATGAAAACAATTTCTGAAAAACACGTTTTTATCAGCAAAGTGATAAACGGTAAAATTAGTGCATATAATATGCGAAAATGTATTGCGTTCATAGGTCATTGGTTCGTGTACATCACCACACTTAACATGAATATCGGGAAATTTTTTTTCAGAATATTCAATCATCTGGGTGGATTTTTCAATTCCATAGGCGGTATATCCACGAGCATTCAGATTATTTACTAAATGTCCTGTTCCGCTACCAATATCCAAAAACACATCTTTTTTTTTAGAAGATTGTGTCATATCTATTATTTGATCAATTTCAAAACCAACTCTGTCTTCGGGTTTCATCAACTGATCGTAAATTTGTACGTATAAATTATCGTAAATTTGGTCGCCCTGTTTCAACACAAACTGCGGATCTTGGGAAAATCCTTCCGAATAAGGTTTTAGATTGATTCGATTGACAAAAATAACAATACATAAAATAACCCCTAACAATAATAAAGTTTGCAACCAATACTTTTTTGGATCGCTTGGTAAAAACAACGATTGTATAATTGTAGGCATAATTACAATAAATGAATATTTCGATATAATATATATTATAAACCGAAATATTCTACAGATGAAAAACGTTATAATTGACTAAGTATTCTATAAGTGGAATTCATTAACTTAGGGTAAATTACACGCCGACTTGCATTCAAAATGATATCTGCATTCACATTTGCCTTTATATTCAAACAATCCAATATATCTTTTCCATAATCATAATCAAACCCATAGATAACGTTTTTATTTCTTTGTACCCACGCTAAATGCTGAAAATATTTATCTAAAAAAAATGTAATGCTTATTGATTGATACCCGTTTCTTTTTATTAATTCGGGGTAAAATCCATCACCAAACTCTTTTTCGTGCATGTCATAATACATTTTTAATGTTATATTTATTTTATTCAATGCTTCTGCTTCTTTCAATAATTCCATCATTTTATTTGTTTATTGTATTTTGGTTTGTTTTGTTTTGTTTTGTTTTGTTTTGTTTTGTTTATATTTCACAATGAAAAATATTTTTCATAAAATAAAATCTGAATATTTTAGCGAGTAAACTCTGCATACACAGTCGAATGGATCGTAGGAGTTTTACCATATACTTCCGTCCATTCTTATTGTATTATATGGTATATCTCTAGCTACTATTCCTATTCCTTCTTTATTGAGCATATCCAAAAAATACACTTCAGATACAATACTTTTTTCAGTTGAATACTCCAACAATTTATTATATAGTGATCCACAAAATAATGCTACTTTTGGTGTAGATATAATCATTCGATCATTACATCCATCGAACCAATGCATATTTGGTAAAATTACATTATTATCCCTTAATTCATACATTAGTTGTGGGACAAATTTATTTATTAATTCGGTGTCGGGGCGCATAATAATAACATAATCATATTTTGATTTATATGCTTGGAATACCTCCATTATTCTTTTTTTAGAATATAACGCCAATACCATATTTCGTATAACTTGTTTTGTCATTTCGGGCGTCATTTGACCATTCCAATCACCAAGATTTGAATAATAATCATTGAAATTATGTTCATTTATAATGTCTTGTTGATCATCTTCTAAATACACTTTTGGTTTCAACAATCCATACACATCTTCGTTTATATAATTATCGGTTGATTCTTTTGACCATATATTAGTATATGATCCATTTATTTTATACGTATGTACAAAAATATCATAACTCATATTATTTGATGTTAAGCTATCAAATAAATTTATTTTTATGGAATTAATAACTCTTCCTAAACTACGAGTTAAGCCAAAAAAAACAATACCTACTTTTTTATGTTGCATATAATCGTTCATAATGAATAATTAAATATTATAATATTTATGTTTATATAATATTTATGTTTATATATTTTAGTTAATAATTGTATTTCGCAACTGAGTTCGAGTATTATTATTAAATTGATCTACACCAATTCTAGGTATGGCGGCAATATTGGGATGAATTGCATTTTCGAAAACGGGCTTTACGAACAATAGGAGGTGCGGTTGATCGCTCGGTCTAGATGGCACGTGCACCTTATATAAATCACTATTACTGGACGGAACATAGACGCCTTGGTCTGCGCCGCGGTTCAGAGCAACTGTTTGATTGCGTAAAATGGTTTCCGTATCTACATTGTTGATAAATCCATTCACTTGACCATTCATCATTACCGGAGGGCTAAAATTTGTTATCATTGAATAATCATAATTAGTATGAATCGGAACTTTATTACTCGTACGATTATCTAAGATGGGAAAATGCGAATATTTTGTCATTGTAGGTCGAGGACTGAAATTAGGAGCCAAGGCTTTGTCGGGGAAATGTCGTGTTTGAATACGGTCGTTTAATTCGTCTACACGTTCATTTTGTCCATAAAGAACACCATTTGAAACGCCTAATAAAGGTGAATTTGCGTCAGAAATATTCATTGTTAAACAATTGTTAGAAATAAAAATAGAAATAAAAACAATAAAAACATTGTGAAAGAAACATAAAGATATATGACAATATTATATTAGTTATTTGCTCATAATACACGTCATAATTATTTTCTTTTTTTTCCTTTTTATAAATAAATGGTTCGCATTTGCAATGATCCTTATCCGTCCAATTCAAAATACGAGAATTATTTTGAATTGTTTTCTTATCCATTAAGTGATTTTCAAAAATATGCGATTGAAGCAATTGTGGAAGGACATCACGTCCTTGTAACTGCTCATACCGGTTCGGGTAAAACCTTACCCGCCGAATTTGCAATTCAACATTTTGTCAGTCAAGGTAAAAAGGTTATATACACGAGTCCGATCAAAGCATTATCAAACCAAAAATACTATGAATTTACTCAAAAATACCCGCATATTTCTTTTGGTTTAATGACCGGTGATATTAAAACCAATCCCAATGCACAAGTATTAATTATGACGACGGAAATATTAATGAATTCACTGTTTGTTTCGTCAGTATCCGCTGCTGGAGCGAACCGGATTACCGTAGGTAGCGGAGGAGAGCGACCTAACTCCGGAACTTTAGTGAAGGAGTTTGACCTCAAATCGTCTAAATCACAAAGTTCCAGTTCGCTCCAATTTCAAATCGATATCAATAAAGATTTGGCGTGCGTTGTATTTGATGAAGTTCATTATATTAACGATAAAGAACGTGGACAAACGTGGGAAAAAACAATTTTGATGTTGCCCGCGCAAATCCAAATGGTAATGCTTTCTGCTACGATTGATGCGCCAGAACGTTTTGCTAAATGGTGCGAACGCGGACTAGTCGGCGAAGGCGCGAAAGAAGTATATTTGGCGTCTACTTATAAACGCGTAGTACCATTAACTCATTATGGTTATATGACTACGGTAGAAGGAATTTATAAAGGAATGAAGGATAAAATACTCGAAAAAGAAATTCGCAGTTCAACAAACGAACTTATTATGATACAAAATGCCAAAGGTGATTTTCAAGACGATGGTTTTCGCAAATTGACTAAATTAACCAAAGTATTTGACGAAAAACAAATACATATGAAGCGCAAGCAGGTATTAAATAGTCTATCCTTATTTTTACGCGATCGAGATATGCTACCCGCAATTGCATTCGTTTTTTCGCGCAAACAAGTCGAAATGTGTGCATCCGAGATTACAGTGCCTCTATTAGAAGATGATAGTAAAATATCATATATCGTGAAACACGAATGCGATCAGATTGTTCGCAAATTACCCAATTATAAAGAATATTTGGAATTGCCTGAATATGTATCACTGGTTGCACTTTTAGAAAAAGGCATTGGAATTCATCATTCGGGAATGATACCCATTTTACGCGAGATCGTCGAACTGATGATTTCGAAAAAATATATTAAACTATTATTTGCTACCGAATCGTTTGCGATTGGTCTCGATTGTCCTATCAAGACGACGGTATTTACCGGAATAACGAAATTCGATGGAAATGACAATCGAATATTAATGTCTCACGAATATACGCAAATGGCGGGTCGGGCCGGCCGTCGTGGAATCGATACGATTGGATATGTAGTTCATTGCAATAATTTATTTAACCTACCGGTTTTGACTGAATATAAAGGGATGCTCTGTGGTAAACCACAAGAATTAGTCTCCAAATTCCGCATTTCGTATTCGCTTATTTTGAATTTGATTAAAAATGGAAAATCCACCGATTTTGATGCATTTGTGAATAAAAGTATGATATACAATGAATTGTATAAATCGATCAAAGTGCAACGGGAAACTTTATCCGAAATAGACGAGAAACGGGAAAAGAAAATACACGGGCTGGAATTGCTGCATACTCCAGTTGAAATATGCCGGCGATATATTAAAATAGAACAAGATGTAAAACAATCCGTTAACAAAAAACGCAAAGAATTGGAACGCGAAATGTCGCAAATGACAACTGATCATTATTTTTGTGCAAAAGATGTTATATTTGTAAAAGAATATGATCAAATTTGTAAAGATTACATCAATGAACAAGATACATTAGAATATATGGAATCATATATTCCGAATCAAATTGGCCTAGTATGCAATATTTTGGAAAAACGCGGCTTTATCGAATTTGAAAATGCGGATTTTTTATTGGAAGAGTCTTATCAATTTCCAATCGTAAAAGAACCGTCTTATAGAATGACGATGCTTGGCAAAATGGCGTCCAGTATTGCCGAGATTCATCCTTTAATTATTACACAACTTATCCAACATTGGAATTATTTTGATGGATTTACAGTTGTTCAAATAATTGGATTATTGGCGTGTTTTACCGACGTGAAAGTACCCGATGACGCAAAAATATCTAAACCAGCAACGCATGATTTATATTTAAATCATTGTATTTTAGAACTTCAAACAGTATATACTGAATTTGAAACATTGGAATCGGAAAATGATATGCGAACGGGAATAAATTATTATGATGCGCTACAATTTGATATGACTGACTTTGCAATGGACTGGTGTAAATGCACCGATGAATTTGAATGCAAAGATTTTATTCAGAATCGTATTGCCGAAAAATCGATATCCATTGGCGATTTTACAAAAGCGATGATGAAAATTTCCACTATTGCCAAAGAATGGTCGGGATTAGCGGAAGAAATGGGAAATATGGAATGGTTGTATAAATTATCACAGATAGATGGACTTATTTTGAAATACGTAATGACTTCACAAAGCTTATATGTGTAGTCGAATGAGTTTACCATAACAATTTATCGGCATAATAACCGGCTGTTCCAACAACATTTCGGTCTTTTGTATGCCGTTTTTTGTATAAACGTCTTCTTTCATCGGCATATTCTTTACCGTGAGATTTCATATAAGTTGGATAATCATTATAACCCATTGCACCACAAGATAGTATTTTTTCCCCGTTTTTGAATACATCGATTTTCTTCAGCGGATTTGTAGAATGTTTTACTTGAACACCTAATTCTTTTGCACGTTCTCGAGTATAATTTGTAATAACATAATTCGTCATTTTATTATATAATTATATTTTTATATAAACATATTATTATAAAAATATAAAATGGAAAATAATTGTTGTTTTGTATGTTCGCGCGGTCTATTAAAATCGACGGATTTTCATTCTCCCAACCCCGTGTCAAGTTGCGGCGGTAATATGCAATATTTAGTTGAAATGTTAAAAGGTAATAAAATGTTTGACGGAATGTCGATTTATGTTTGTAGCGAATTAATGGGGTTTTTTGTTAGAAGTATATTACCGGATATTAAAAATACGTTTGTATTGGTATCCGGCGACTCGGACAGAACCGTTCCAATGGAAATTTTGTCCGAGTTTGAATGTTTAACATTAATAAATAGCCCTTATTTTTTGAAATGGTTTGCCCAAAATACTCCAGTGAATGATCATCCTAAAATAATACAAATGCCCATCGGATTAGATTATCATACCATTTCGAATAATCCAAATCATCATTGGAAAATGAACGAAGAAGGGCATTCGCCCATTGAACAAGAAGGAACGATGATAAATGTTCAATTAAAAATGAAACCGTTCTACGAGAGAATTCCTAAAATTTATATTAATTTTTCAATAGGAAATGATAAATTCGGACATCGTAAAACCGCTATGGACCAAATACCAAATGAATTGATGGAAATACGTCAGGAGTTTAGCCCTCGCACCATTATTTGGAATAACTTTACTGAATATTCTTTTGTATTGTCTCCTTTTGGTATGGGTATGGATTGCCATAGAACGTGGGAAATATTATGTTTAGGGGCGATACCGATTATTAAAACATCCGTTTTTGCAAATATGTTCGCCGATTTACCGGTATTGATGGTGAACGAATGGACTGATATTACAGAAGAATTATTGCAGAATACTATTCGAGAATTTAAAAATCGAGCATTTAATTACGACAAATTGACTTTACAATATTGGGTAAAACAAATAAAATGTGTAGATATTATATAGTAAAAATATGACATCGTCGAAAAAAACATCGAAAAATAAAACATCGCCGAAAAATAAAACATCGCCGAAAAATAAAACATCGTCGAAAAAAACATCGTCGAAAAATAAAAGCCCATTTAGTTCATATTTAGACAATATCAGTATTAGTGTAGACGGTATCAAATCAATAAAAACACCAAAATGTCCTACATATTATTTTAGAAATTATGCAACAACACTGAATTCTCATTTATCAACAATCGAAGAGATGATAAATAAGATATCTGATAAGACAATTGAAAAATATGCTACTCAAATAGGATATATAATGTTTAAATTAAATTGTATTTTTAAAAAAATAACTGAAATAATTTGTCCTAAAAAAATGAAGGAAGAGGACAATAAGTGTCAATCTCTATTTAAAGATATTGATAATCAAACAACACGTTATATGAAAGAATTGGATATACCTATAGAAGTAAATGAATATCACACAGATGATGAAATAACTGTAATACAAATATTTATATGTTTAATGTTAATATATAAAAATGCGACGTTTCTCGTTTGGCTCGAAAATACACCAACGAATAAACAAAAAAATAACAAAAAAATGTCTGAAAGTGAAAAAATAATTTTGCGTTTTAAAGATATATATGATAAATTGAGGTTGAGCGACTGAACTCCATTTTCCTCTACATAAAGCAAAAAATTGATTGTATAATGATAAATTTATAAAATCAATAACCTAAATATAAACTAAACTACATAAAATGGGATATCAAATGGAAAATCAACCAGCATATCAATTAGACGAATATAATTACGACTCGGAAACCGATGTTGAGTTGGATGAAGATAACAGAGTAGATGATTTAGTCGGTAGCGATGAAATCGAATTTATGGATAGAGATCGCGTCGATTCTCAATATTACATTGGACTTTGTAAACCAATGGAGAATGTAGATTATTTGTCAAAAATCTGGTTATTTATATCTGTCATTTCTCCTAGTTCGATATTGAAACACGATATTTCCGATTGCCTGCGATGGTTAAATATGCTATCTCTCGTAAAAATAGAACCCGAATTTCAAAATATTGAAATAATGAAATTATGTATGATACAAAGTCAGGATGCGCAGCCGGCATATGCACCGCCTACATATGCTGTTGTCAAAAAAACATTTTGGTTGCGAATCGTTCAGCGTCGTTGGAAACGGATATTGGAAGAACGCAAACAATTTGTAGAACACTTCTCTCATCCAAACTCCTTCACTAAAGTTCCGGAGTTAGGTAGCTTTTCAAATTCTCTATATACTCAACGAATGATCCATTCTCAAACAAAAACCAATATTCCGCAATTGCGTGGTATGCTATCAGATCTATCGGTTAAATGTCAACAAGTATAAAAATTGGTTTATATCTCCCAAGATTTCATCGCGGATATTCAATAAATCGCTGTCTTGATTTGCATCGAAATGGTTTGTTAAATCAATCAAAAAATTGCGATACTCATTCACGCGATTTTTGAATTGCGCCGCATTATCGGCTTGCATAATTTCGATTTTTTTATTCCAATTTTCAATTCGTGAACCATCTTTTCCCAACAATGTTTCCACAAACGTGTCAATATGACCATTTAAACTTGAATATAATTCATCAGTCGCTTTATGTTGAGAAAACGAATGCGTTTTCCAATGATACATTTTAACTACATTTAACATTTCGATAAACGTATGCACGATATCGGAGGTTTGGGTCTTGGAATACATTGTTTTTGGCGTTTTTTTACGTTTGATCGTTTTATTTTTAGAAGACATCGTTTTATTTTTAGAAGGCATCGTTATTATACTATATTGAGATTTTTGGCTAAACTAATATTCATCTACGCTTACCTTCGGTAGTCCGGCTCGCTCCAAATGAATGAACACGAAAAATGCAAAATAAAATATAATGAAAATATAACACGCAGTATAAAATATAAATGAAAATGAAATCAAAAATATTTATACCGTTATTAGTTTTATTGGTAGTTTTATTGATTTTGATATTTTCCGCATATAGAAATGTAGGCTCGCTCCAAACCCCCACAATTTCTATTGAAAAATTTGAAAACCGTGAAAGTGATATAGACGGTATTGGCATTTTTGCCGACAAAGAGTATGATGCCGATGAACAATTATTCAAAGCCCTTGAAAATGATGATATAATGAATAACGTTTTGGTATTACTCCAAAAAGAACCGACTTTTTTCCAAAAAATAAAAGATATTTTGGAAACCTATGTAAAATATAATATCATTACTGAGCCAGCCTTGAAACTAAACCACTGTCCCAAATCTTCTTCCAAAATGAATACATATTTGAAAAAAATAGACAATGGGTGGTATTTATTTAGTAAAAGAAAAATATTGATAGGTGAAGAATTGACAGTTGATTACAATGATACACCCTATTATATTGCAAAGCCAGACCCGAATTGGGAATGCTAAACAAAACGCATATCAAAACGTAAAATTGAATGTTTGGTTGCATATTAGAATAATGAATATAACTATTCTATGCAAAATGACAAAATTTAAAATTGTACCCTCCAAAGCGAAAACGATTCCCTCCCCTCCAGAAATTATATTAACACGATATCTATACATCAAAGAAGAAGTCCTCCTTTCATTATTGTTCGCAATTCTCGATAAAAATTGCGATGAAGCGCTATTCTGGGGATATGAACTGTATCATTCGGGGTTCGACGAAGACGTTTTCGACTATTTGATGGCAATGTATCTTCAAATATTTCGCTCGAAAAATCCGCGATTAGAATCGTTCTTGAAAGCACAATACCAAGAATGGAAGGAACATACCGATCGATTCTGGATATTGGCGACTATTATAAGTAATTTAGTGGCGCGCCAATATCGCATAAATGAATTTGCGAATCAGTCGCCGAGTATAGAACCAACGACTCGCGACCGGCAATTCTATATATTAGCGGAATCGAAAAATGTGAAACATCATAATACATTGGATACATCGACTGATATTCCCGCACGCTCTATTTTAAAAACAGTATGTAAATATGCGACTCGAAAATATGCAATTGATATGTTCGAGTGTTCTCATAAAGATTCACCAATCGAGGATGTTGCTAAATGGTATCTTTGTGATTGGTTATATTACGCGTCATTTTCGCCCATTTGGAATGACCGTTTGACGCAATATGGGGGGAAACGCGATGATACCAATAAATGCATTATATTTGATGATGATGCGCGCGCTGAACTGTTTTACGAACAATATGAATATGAATCGTGCGAACAATCAATTGAAGTTCAATGTAAAAGTATAATAATTGACAAAATACGACCCGTGCAAATGACGTGGGTCGTATTTTGTGAAAAATATGGCGAAAAATTATAATGCGTATGTAAAAAAAGTAGTTAGTGCAAATAAAATGCCGCCCCATAATGTATCCATAATTGCAAAGGATAAACTCCATTTTTTTAGTGTCGCATAATTGGTGGTTTCGTACACACCGTATATGACAATGCCAAGGAAAAATGCTTCGGCAATGGATCGATGCGAACGCAATATGAAATAATATAATCCGGCTATTACAAGCAAATAACAGGCGGCCATTGACCAATAATTGAGTTGCATCGAAACACGTTGAATCTGGATAATCTGGTTTTCAAAAATACGACGATTCATACTTAGATAAATAAAATCGAGGGCAAGTAAAATTACCGTTGGTAATAAAATTTTCTTTACAATGTTCATTTTATCTATGTAAAATGTGTATACACTTTACATATATTATATTTTATTCGTAATATTTGGTTCTAGTTCTGGGTCCAGATTTTGTTTTTGTTCTGTTTTTTGTTCTTGGTCCATTTGTTGTTCTAGTTTTGGGTTTTGTTCTGTTTTTTGTTCTGTTTCTGGGATATTTCCAGGTATATTAATCGTAGCAACATCGGGTACAGGCATTTTTTTTATTTTTTTTGTTATATTTTTTTGTTGCCAATAATAAAGAACAATAATTGGTAAATTCGAAATAAAATTTATTACGGTCATTTACGTTTTATTAAATTTTATGGAATTTGGT